ATATTATGTAATTCCTCGTACGCCCACTTCTTCCAGTGATGATGATAGACCCCATGGTATTTCAGCTTGGTTGAGCCTTGGGGATGATGCTGACACTGGTAGTTGGTCTGGTCAATACGGTCGTTATGATGATGGTTCTGCTCCTGGTGCTACCTATAATGTTGGTGGAATTAATGGTAGTACATATAGTAGATGGGCTTCTTACTACGCAGACCATGATGGCGACCTGGATGATTCGCTTTTAGTTTTGTTAGATAGAGCGACTCGTAAACTTAACTTTAACGGCCCTGAGTTAGGTAAAAAGTTAGATAAAGAAAGTGGTAATTTCTCTCTTTACTCTAATGATAATGTTATTGGAAATATTAACCTTTTATATGCTAAGTCAGACGACCAAATGGGCATTAGGCCTAATCGTCATTTTGGTGACAGACCTATGTTTAAGGGTATGACTTTCCAATATGTTGATTTGTTTGATACTGCGGATACAGATATTTATGGCACTGACCCGATTTTTGGTGTCAACCATAATCTGCTTTATCCTGTTGTATTAAATAACTGGGATATGAAGATTGGAAAACCACGTCAACGTGATAAACAACACTTGGTTCTTACTGTTGATATGGATATTGTATATTCAATCATCTGTGAAGATAGACGTAGGGCTGGTTTCCAGATTTCACAACGTCCGTAATGGAGATAGATTAACGTGAGTACGGTGTGGATACACTAAGGCTCAGAATTGTGGGGAGTGGAAAACGTCAACACTCCCCCAAACGTAACTTTTATTTAAGAGGTAAATAAAATGAGTAGTGTTGTAAGTTTTGGTACTAATACCAATGGCCAAAGGAAGCGGGTATATTTTACTGGTTCTACCGAAATATTTGAAGGTATGCCTGTATGTTATGATGATTCTACTACCAATGTACTTGGTATAGACAGATATGACAAGAGTGCATCAACTACAACTACGGAAGGTTATTTGAATGAAGGTAGATTTTTGCGTGTTGAAAGACCTGGTAGCGATAATGTTGATAGGTTTGCAGGTGTTGTAGCTGCTGGTTCCCATGTAGGAAAAACTGGCCCTAGATGGATAGATATATTTATTCCTAATGGGGCAACTGTTCCAGTTAGAACAGATGTTAGTTGTACTAAAGATGTTACTATTCTAACAATAGCAAGTGGTGAAGAGGAGCTTGGTACAGCAGGTAGTGGTACTCGTCCAGTAGCTATTGCTAGAGAGACTTTGGATAGTACAAGTAATCGTTTAATTCTTGCGGAGCTTAATCCATTTAAGTTTATTTATGCAAACAGTAGGGGAACATCACTGGATTGTGGTGCTGGTACAGCTAGTCGTGTAATGAATAGTATCAGAGTTACTTCGGCACAGACTACTGGTGCTTTTAGTGCTCTGGAAGTTAGGTCAACTGTAAGTGCTGGTGGTTACGCTAATAGTACATCTGGTGGAGGTATTATTGCCTATTTGAGAGGTGAAGTATCTGCAACCCCAGCTTCTCATGTTTGTGGTGTTCATCTTCAATTATATGTTTCTGCTGGGACTATTAGTAGTGGTTTATATCTTTCTGCGTTTCATGCTAAGTTGGCGGTAGCTGCTGGAGCTACCATGACTGATGCTGGAAGAGTACATCCACTAAGACTTGAAACATTGTGTGCAGTTGATTGTACTGGTGGTTATTATTCTTGGATGTTCCTTGAGAATAACAGTACATACCCACCTAATTATTTATTTGATGTAGGTTCAGCAGGTGATTTACCTATGACAACTTGTAGTGATACTACACAAACCCATAAGATTCCCATTAACGTTGGCGGTGTTACTTATTATATTATGGTTAATTCAAGTGCATAATTAATAATGGCTTTGGGGCTGTGCTTATAAACAGCCCTTATATTAATTTTATTAAAGGGGACAGTTTATGCTAGTAAAAGTAAATATACCACTAAGGACATTAAATGGTATGGTGATGAAGGACGACGATGGACAAGGAAATGTTGTTGATGCTACAGTTAAACTAGCTATAGTAAATGCAATTCTTAGTCCTGTTCAAAATGAAAAAGGAGTAGATAAAGTAAAGAAGTATGAATTAGCTAAAAGGATTTATATTTCTGATGAAGTAGATTTGAACGAAGATGAAATTAAAATTATTAAAGAGCGAGTCGGAGAAATATTTGCTCCTGTAATAGTTGGTCAAATCTACGAATTGTTAAAAGTGTAAAGGCAGATAGGTTTTTAATCGATTTCTGTCTCCTTGGGTGAGCTAATTGAACGTTTGAATGGGATATTAGCTCACCTGTATTTGGAGTTTTAATGGCTGAACAATATAAACAAACTGCGATTATCCGATATGATACTATGCCTATAGTTGATATTCCAACATTTGTTGATGGTGATTGTGATGCAATATATCAACTTACTTGTAGAATACAATTAAAGCAAATAGTAAAGTCAGTGCAGAACGCAGTACATAATAAGCATGATTATGTATTTAAGCTAATAGATATACAAAATCTACAGAAGGAATAATTATGTCAGATTTACGTTTAACTTTCTCAGATGTATATACTCAAGTATCTTCATTCATAGGATGGACTGCACCTGGTACTGCCCCAACTGGAACAAACTTATCTAATGCTAAGAATGTTGTTCATCGTGGGTACAGAAGATTTCTTAGACCTGTTAATATTAGAACTGGAAAACGTCATATATGGAGTTTTCTAGAACAGTGGGAAGTACTTAATACAGAAAGTGGTAAGTGGTTATATACATTGCCTAAAGATTTTCATACATTAAGATGTCCATTTAAGCACGAGGTTGATAGTGGTTATCCATCTATGAAGTCTACTAGTTTTAATAGTCTATTACAAAAACGTGCTGGACAAGAATCTACTAGTTTTCCTCATTTTTATGCGATACGTGCTCAAAAGTATAGTGAGGAAATTGGTACAATATATGAAGTTGGTTTTTTTGAAACTCCAAATGCTAATTATAGATTGAATTATAGTTATCTTATTAGACCACAAAAGTTAGACAGTGCTACAGATGTATTTGTAGGTGGGGACTTAGCATCAGAAGTTATTTTAGAACATTGTCTTGCTATTGCTGAACAGGAGTATGATGATACTCTTGGTATACATACACAAATGGCTCAAGAGTTAACACAACAACTAATCTTAAATGATGAAAGTACAATACCTAATTCTGTTGGGCCTAATATAGATACAAGTGTAAAAACTGTTTCATTTGAAAGGCCATTGCCTTTAACAGAAACAGACAATATTTATTAAAATTAAAGGAGTGATAGAATTGAAAATGCGATAGTAGGAGTCACGCAGAAAGGTAATAATTATGTCAAGTGGAAATTTTCAAACAGAGCGGAAAAGAAATTTTGAATTACAGAAGAAAAGAGTAAATGCTAGTTATACAATTAAAACTGGTACAGCTACCTATCATGGAGTTATAGATAATCCTGTTGCTATTTATAATCCATCAGATGATATTGCTATTACTCTTCCAGATGGTGCTTATATAGGACAAGAAGTACTTATTGTTGTAGAGGCCAATACTTCTACTAAAGATGCAGTATTAACAGTTAGCTCAAGTGCAAATGCCAGTGAGGATGTTATAACTCTTGAGGATGCAGGTGAGTATGTTAAACTACTTTGGAATGGTACAGACTGGGATGTTATAGCATATGAAGGTTGCAGTTTAGCATAATGAAAGGAATTAAATAATGGCTAGGAATAAATATAACAATACTCGTGCTAATACTATTGCGTCTAGTGGTGGCTCTGTTAAAGTAGCGTTATCAAGCGGTGAAGGTCAAGGTAATGGTGGGACAAGTATAGCTTGTAAAGGTTGTTTTGTTCAAGCTGCTATTGCTAATACAGCAGTTGTAAAAATGAATATAGGTGCTGCTGCAACTGCTAATTTAGGCGTTGAATTGGGTAGGCCACATATTAATGATGGTACAGATGAATATGGTGCTGGTAGCTGTCAACCTTTATTTGTTCCTGTTGATGATGTAGCATTACTTTATTTTTATAGCTCTGATGTTGACGCTATAGTAGATATAACATACTTTGGTGGTTAATTATGAAAAAGAAATTTAAGAAAGTTTTTAAACCGAAATACAAAGGTCATAGTCCTGCTGGTAAGCGTTATATTGCAGCTATGAAAAAGAAAGCTGGAAAAGGTACAACTCCTTTTGTTAGTATACGCACAAAATCTACCGTGGAGAAGCTTAAAAAGAGTGGACTTAGTGAAAAAGAAATTAAGGTTTTAACTGGAAGATAAAATGGCTAATACTGATTTTCCATTACCTAATGGTGGTTACTCAGAGGGTAGTAATGTAGCTGATACTCCTGTTCAGTATTCAGGTAGTATGAATAATATACGACCTTTTGATAGTCTTGAAAGAAGATTTAGACTTGGACAAAGGCCAGGGATGGCTAAAGTCTATGATGAACAAATAGCATCAGAAAGTCCAATTGTTGTTATAGCAAGTATTTCAGTTGTTGATTATCTTGGTACGAGTTAATTATGATTCTTAAAGATGAACATAATCCATCTTCAAGTGAGGGGCCTGTTGAAGGTGGTACTGGATTTTTAACTAATGTGTTTGGTGTAAGTTATAAATTTGCTCAAACATTTACTGCTGGGGCTACATATACGTTAACCCATGTAGCAGCACGACTTTATACTTATTCACTTGCTCCACAATCTATAGCTCTTATAAGTATATATGCAGTAGACGCTAATCATAAACCTACTGGTTCAGCTTTAGCTAGTACATCAAGGTGGGGCAGTAGTATTCCATCTTATAATCCTTTTAATTCACACTGGAATGCTAATCCTTGGACAGTGTTTACTTTTAGCACAGGATATGAATTAACTTCTGGTACGGAATATGCTATAGTACTAGGTAGTCCTTCTTCTTATTTTGGTTGGACAGGACAAACATCGGCTGAAACAGGTTATGCTGAGGTATCTTATAATAATGGTTCTACATGGACTACTTATGATGGTTGGGATTTTGCTTTTCAAACTTATTCTAATTTTGCATTACAAGATAATTTTGAAACAGGTTCAGAAGCTAATATAGACGTTGGTGGTACATATTGGGTAGCTCAATCTTTTACCCCAGATAGTACATATTTAATTAAATCTATTGCACTTAGAATACAACGTATAGGTGCTGCTGCAGATATAGGAAATATAGAAATAGGTATAAGAGCTACATCTGCTAGTCAACCATCTGGCGGTGATTTAACTGTAGCAACTATTTATTCTGGAGATGTTACCACAGGTTCATTAGCTTGGTATGAGGCAAATTTTGATGTAGCATATAAACTCAGTAGTGGTACAGAATATTGCTTTGTTGTACGCTCGTCTGGATATACCTATCCTGATGCAAGATTTCAACTTGGGTATATATCTGGTGGTAATCCGTATGCTGATGGTGCTAAATCACATAGTGATAATTATGGAAGTACATGGTCAACAGATACCAATGATGATATATGGTTTAGGATTTATGGTATAGAATCTAGTGGGGTATCACTACCTATAAGTGATGCAACTTTAATAAAAAGATTAATAGCAATAGGCGGTAATCAATTTTGGTATGAAGATGAAAATGGTGATATGATTGTATTGTCTGCTGCTACTGATGATATTGATACATCTAAACCACTTACTATAGTTGAAGCTTATGGTAAAATATTTATTGCTAATGGTGATAATCTAAAGATAGCTGATTTTTCTAATGTTAAAATATCTACTGATAATATAGGTACACACCCACCTGATTTTGGAACAGTTTTAACTGGTAGTACTACTGGTGCAGTTATGGTAGTAGATTATATTAATGCTGTATCTAGTGCTACTACTATATATGGTCGTAGAATAACTGGTGTATCATTTCAAGATAATGAAACAGTTACAGGTACAGATGATGATGAAAATTCTATATCTTTTGCCTTAAATGCTGGAGAAACTTTACCACCACATTGGTATGATTGGACTGTATTTGGCAATGATACTACAAATTTTGGAAGTATGCCTGATAATGCTTCTCTTGTATCAAAATTTAATGGCAGGTTAGTATTAGCTGGAAGTGAAGATTACCCACATGAATGGTGGATGTCTAAGGTATATAATCCGTATAATTGGTTATATAGTGAAGGTACTAATCTTACTGCTATTTCATCTGGTAGTATTAATGCAGGAGAAATTAGTGATGTTATAACAGCATTAGT